CGACCATCTGCGCCGGCGTGACGCGCAGCCCGTCGAACGCATGCGTTCGACCACCACGCCCCCGGCGTCCTCGCGCGGCGTTGAAGCCGGTCGGAATGGCCAGGAACTTCCGGCCACCCTTGGCGCGGATCAGCGCGCCGCGCTCGAAGGCATCGATGACGTTTGGCACCTTGGTGAAGACCAGCCCCGCGGGCCGCAGCGACTGGCCGGAGCGTGGGAAGATCATCGACCGCCAGGCATTGGCGATGCCGCGCGCGTTGCCCGAGAAGGCGGTGGTGACTTGCCGGCGCAGTTCCGCTTTCACCTGCTCGGTCTCGGCGCGAATGGCGCTCATGGCAGCGCGCTCGCCGGCACGGACCTCGGCCGCAAGCGCCTGCCGCAGGTCGCCGACAATGCTGGCGGCGAGCCTCACAGCGTGTGGTCGCCGGGCGGCAGGCCGGTGCGATGGCGGATGATGGCCACGGCAAGATCGTGCAGCGCCGCCTGGCCGAGGTAGCCGAACACGAAGGCAAAGAGGAACCGGCCGTATTCGTTCAGCTCAAGGAAGCCGCCGAGCGCGTAGCCAGCGCTGCCGACCAGGGCAGCGGAGGGCACCTCCCAGGCCAGGCACCAGCCGAAGCGGCGACGCTCCGGATTGTTCCAGCGCACAAAACCGCCGGCGAGGCCGGCCGCGGCGCCAAGCAGCAGGTCGCGCAGGATCTCCAGCAGGGTGAGAGCGTTCTGCGGCATGGGAGGAACTCCTATCGCTGGCAGAGGACGCGCCAGGCGATGCCAGCGCCGTCGCGCTCGGCGTGCTGGACGGTCAGTGTGTCGGGACCGAGGGTGAAGCTGTCGCCGGCGTCCATTGCGGGCAGGACGGCGATCGCGACGGTGAGGATATCCGTGGCCTGGATGACGCTGGTGCCGAAGGCTTCCGCCAGCCGGTCAGGGGCGCTGCGGACTACCCGCAGGGACACCGGAGCCCCGGTTCCGCCCGCGCGGTAGATCGCATCCGCGCCGATGTTCGGATCCGCGGCCAGCGTGTCCATCGCCGCGGCGAAGGCGTTCATCGCCCGCAGGCGCCGCGGATGCGGGCGCGCAGATCGCCATAGTCGTCGATCATCCGCGCCAGCACCGCTCCATTTGGCAGCGCGGCCATTTCCGCTGCCGCCTGACGCTGGCTCTGGGCGACATAGGGCACCACCGCGAAGCAGACCGGCTCAGAACCGGCCGGAGCGCAGGCGGTCAGCAGCGCCATCAGCGCGATACTCGGCAGATGCCGCATCGGCTCTCTCCCTGGCCTCGAGGCTGTCCTGGGCGACCTGGCGTTCGATCTCGGCGCGGCCCTGCCGCCGGCCCATGGCCAGCAGGGCCAGGACTGCCCCTGCGCCGGCCAGGGCGGCCGCGACCCAGCCACCGATGCGGGACCACAGGGCAGCGAGCAGCGCGGTCACGCTGTCCTCCGCAGGCGCCAGAGCAGGACGCCGAGGATGGCGGCGAGGATCACCGCGACAGCGACCATCGGTGCGAGGCTGCCGAGCGCCTGGATCGCCGGTGCGGCTTGAGCCGCGACGGTCGCCACGCCGGCCGCACCCACTGCCACCGCGCCGCGGCCCGTGCCCGTGGTGGTGGCGACCTGCCGCAGCGTCCCCGGCGCGGCGGGCGGCACGCCCGCCATCGTCAGGGCGCGGTCGATGACGGCGGCCGGATAGGCCAGCCGGGCGCATTCATGGGCGATGATCGCCTCGACCATGGGACGGAGCTGGTCGTGCCGGTGCAGGTCGACCTGGTCGTCGGCTCCGACGCCCATGCGCCGCGCCACCACTGCGACATAGGCGCCGGTGTCGTTCTCCCCCGGCGGGGCCCAACGATCGATGATCCGCCGGACCGTGCGCAGGCCATGACGGTCCTGGTAGGTGGTGAGCAGGGCGGCGAGAGCGCGGATGCCATGCTCGTGGCTCACGAACCGGCAGAAGCGCCCATCCGAGGGCGGATCGGCCAGCCCCTGCCATTTATTGGCCGGGATGTGCTCGATGTTCCCCGGATTTCGATTGCGATAGCCCCGCGTAGCCTTCGGATCGACGCTCATGTGCCGGACGCCGGGACGCGCAGCAGCACGGCGCGGACGGTGGTGTCCGCGGCCAGCGCCGCCACGGTGGCGAGGCCGACCTGGAAGTTGCCGGTGGCGGCGGTGGTCAGGCGCCGGTTCGTGTTGTCCCAGAAGAGCCGCGCCCCGGCGGTGATGGCCAGCGCCGGCTCCTTGCTGATGTCGAAGACGCCCTTGGTCTGGCATTCGATGACGGCGTTCTGTGCGCCATCGACGGCGGCCACGCCGAAGAGCGCGCCGACCAGCACGCCCTGGCCGGAGGTGACGCCGCCCGCATAGGGGACGGCGAGCGCCAGGCTGTCGCCGGGCTGCACGTAGTTGCGCATGGGGATGAGGTCTCCTCAGAAACACGAAGGGCGCCCCAGCCAACCCAGCCAAGCGAGTGCTTGGCCGGGGACCCGGTGTCGGGCGGCCTCTGCATGGGTTCACGATGGAAAGGTGGAGCCGGGATCAGGTGCCCGGGTTGAACCAGGCGCCGCGCCAGTCGATGGCGCCGACACCGAAGTCGAAGATCACCGAGACCTCGACACCATCCACGCCCTGGACATTGCCGGTGGTCACCTGCGGCCCCTCCGCCCCGTTCAGGTAGCCGTAGACGTAGACCGGCGCGGCGAGCGGATCGGAGAATAGGTACCAGCGGTTGGCCGGGATGAGCGGCTCGACCAGCGGCTGCACGAAGCCCGCATAGACATTGGCGTTGCTGGTCTGCGTCGCCTGGACCGAGACGGTGAGCTGGCGCGCGGCAAGTTCCTGGTTCGGCCCGACCAGGAGGCGCATGGAGGCGCCGATGGAGATGGGCAGGCCATCCAGGGTCTTTTGCTTCATCACCGCAGCGCGACCGACAGCGAGGTTGGTCAGGTCCAGCGCGGTGCCGGCCGAGGCCTTGTTGGCCCGCGCGGCGGCCGTTCCGAAGACGGCGGCGCTTCCGGTGATGAGCGTCGGCCCATCGCCGCCGGCGCTGTTCAGCAAGGCATAGGCCGTGGCGTTCTCGAAGTCCGCGACGCGCCGACCGATCATGCTGGCGAAGTCGGTGAAGGCGCCGAGATCGTCGTTCACCAGCATCTGCCGCGTGACGCGGATGCGCCGCGCGAAGGTCTGCAGGAAGACCAGCTCCTGGCTCTCGGACATGGTGCCGGCCTGGACCTCCCCATTCTCCGACAGCGGCAGCAGCGTCGGGAAGTCGCCGACCCGCAGGTGGCGGTGCGGCTTGAAGTCGCGGAAGTCGCGGCGAAGGAAGAGCGTCCGGTAGGTGGGGGCCGCCGGCGCATAGGCGGCCAGCAGCATCTTGTTGGCCGCGGCCGAGAGCAGCGCCGGGAAGTCGGAGGTGGTGTGGAAGGCGCGCTCGGCGAGGATGGTCGGGTTGCGCGGCACGTTCCGCTCGCCGCGGGCGCGGAGCAGTTCGCCGATCATGTCGGAAGGGCGCCAGCCCAGGAACTCGGTGTGGCGACCGGTGGCCGGCGCCTGGTAGCCAGGCATGGTGCGGGCGGCGAGCGCCTCGGCCATGGCGTCGAGGAGCTGCGACGGGTCCTCGTTGGAGGGGCCGGTGTCGGGGCGGGCCGGCAGAGACGGGCGCGCGGCACCGCTGGTGAAGGCCTCCCACAGCCGACCGCGCAGCACCTCGGGCGAGACGCGGTCGCGGATGGCGGCCTCGCGCATGGTGTCGAGCATGTCGACGGTCACCAGGCCGCGGGCGGCGGCCAGGACCGGCTCGTAGCCGGCGATGCGCTCGACTGCGGCGCGCTCGGCCTCGGCGCGGATGGCCTCGAGGTCGGTGGGCGGCGGTGCGGCGCGCGTAGGCTCGGGCGGAACAGTGGGCGGGTTGGCGGGTGCGGTGGTCACCGTGGTCTCCTGGGACGGGGCAATGGGCGGCGCGGGGAGCGCGGGCGCGGGATCCGGCGAGGCCGGCGTCGTCTCGGGCATGGTGGGTTCCTCAGTCAGGGGAGGTTCGATGGCCGCGGCGGGGTTGCCCCGGTCGCCCTCGCCGCGGATGACGGCCAGGCCGTCAACCGGCACCGGCACGATCGAGATTTCGTAGGGCTCCCAATCCACCGCGCGGTGGATGGTCTGGCCGCTGGCAGCGTCCGGCCGGGGCTCGTATCGGTGCACCCGGTAGCCGACGCTCACCGACTGCAGCGTGCCGTCCGCGACGCGCTGCCAGACCGGCTCGACGTCGTCGGCGCCGCTGAACTGGAGCGTGGCGTAGCCGCGGCCGGCCTCGATGCGGGCGGCGATGACGCGGCCCAGCACGTCGCGCGTGCCGGCACGCCGGTGGGTGTCCAGCACCGGCGCACGGCCTGAGCGCAGCCCGTCCATGCGCACCGCCTCGGGCCGCATGTCGAGTTCCTCGATGATGGGGCCGAGCGGCGGGACGAAGTTGCGGGCGCGGGCGCCGGTGCTCCACACCACCTCGACGGTGCGAGCAGTACGATTGACGGTGATGGGCGCGGCGAGCGCGCGGCAGGCCACGATCGATTGCCCCGCGGTGGGCAGTCGATCGGGCGCAGCAGCCGGCGCCGACGCGGCATCGCTGCCGCCCGGTTCGATCGGTTCGGTCATCGGTCAATCCTGAAGCTGCGGATCCTGGCGAGGCGGCGCCGCTGCCCCGGTCGCTGCAATCTCGACGGCAGCCATCTGCGCGGCGTCCTGGGCCGCGCCAGACTTCGCGACCCGGCGCGGATCGGTGTCGAGCGCGAGGCCCGCCTCGTCGAGCAGGGCGTTGGCCTCGCGGATCATCTCGACCACCTGACTGAAGTCGTAGCCGAAGGCGCCGACCGCCTCAGGCTGCGGCACGAAGCCGGCCCGGACTTGGGCGATCAGTGCGGTGGTGTCCTTGAGCGGGTCGATCATCTCGTGCGCCGGCGGGACGTGGGACAGACCGTCGGGCACCTCGGCACCCCACAGACCGAGCAGCGCGCCCTGCGCGTGGAACCGGTCGGCGATGGGCCGTACCAGCATCGGGATGAGCATGCCGTACTGCACCTGTTCGCAGAGGCGGCGAAACTCGATCTTGCCCGCACGCAGCGAGGAGTAATTCGCCTGCGTGAGGTCACCCGCGACCTGGTCATAGGTCAGGCCGGTGCCCACGGCCGACGCCTCCAGCGCGCGGCGGGCAAAGGCAGCATGCGATCCACCACCGGACGGGTTCACCACCTCCACGGACCCCATGCCACGGCGATAGAGGATCATGCCCGGCTCGAAGCTCTCCACCGTGCGGCCCTGCGCGTCGCGCAGCAGGCCCGAGGCCGGGCCGGTCATGGCGTCGTCGCCATCCTCCGAAACCACGGCGGCGAGGCAGGCCTCGATCTTGGCTTTCATGAGCAGCGCGGCCTCGTAGTCGCCGAGGTCGCGCAGGCGCGTCAGCACCGGCGCGAGCCATGAGACGTCGCGCAGCTGGCCCGGCCGGCGCTTGCGATAGATGTGCAGCACGTCGCGGGCGGGGACGCGCTGGCTGCTCAGCCAGGTGGCACCGCCCGGCAGGACCCAGGACGCCCCGGGATGCTCGCGATGCAGCCAATAGCCGACCGGCTCACCGGCCTCGCCCAGCCCGATCCCCTGCAGGGTGGGGACGCCTTCGATGGCGCCCTGCCGCGCCGTGTCGAGGTGGTCGCTCTCCAGCACCTGGAGCCGCAGCCCGATCGGGTTCGCCGGCGTGATGTCGGCCGGCAGCAGACGGACGAAGCACTCTCCGCTTTCCACCACGGCCCGCATGACCAGCGCCTGAAGGCCATAGAGGTCGAGCCGGCCCTCGGCGTCGCAGGCGGTGCTGTCGGACCAGCGCCGCCAAGCCTCGGCATGCGGCTTGTCCGGCCAGCGGGTGGTGATGCCGGCGCCGACGGCATTGCCGGTCCAGAGATCGACGATGCGGGCGGCATACGGGTCGTTGCGGACGGCGTCGCGGGCGCGGCGCGCCACGGTGGGTGCCGCGGCTCCTACCTCGGCCGTGGCGCTGCTGCCGGAGGCCGCCCAGCTCGAGGCGCGGCTGTCCTGCGCGGCGGCATAGCCACGGAGCGCGTGCCACGCATCACGGAGACGCCCCATCACCTGGTTCCCTCACGAGAGAAGCGGGCCAGCGTGACGTTGGGGCGGCGGGTGGCGCTGTTCTCAGCGCCATGCAAGACCGACAGGGCTCGGCCCAATTCATCCAGGGAGCGGTACTCCACCGTGCGCCCGTCGAAGGTGACGCGGGTGGTGCCGCCAGTGAAGGCCGCAACCAGCACGGCGGCGCGGGTGCCCATGGGCTGGGCCAGCGCCCAGGCGAGGACGGTCGGGTCCATCAGGCGGCCCGCAGCGACGGCACGGGCGTCA